GAGAAAAGGAGAAGAGAAAATTGTATTGGACTTCGTAGTACTACCGACAGGAGCTACATTCCCGTCATAAGTTTAATCAATAGATTAACAAATGAAAAACCCCTCTTTTTTGAGGGGTTTTTTGTTGCCCGTTATATTTATATATGTAGATGATATAAAACTTCTATAAAACTATGAAAAATGTATATGACGATTTTTCATAAACTTGATATTTATAGTTGAAGAATTAAACTTATTGGAGATTAAAGATGCCAGATTTATTAGATCCTTCTGAAATAATGTTCACACCGTTTGAACCGAAAACAAAAAATCGGTACATCATGTACATTGAAGGTATTCCAGCTTATCTTATTAAGACAGCTAACAGACCTACAATCGCTTTTGAAACTATTGAACTCGACCACATCAATGTAAAAAGATATATCAAAGGTAAAGGTGCATGGGAAGAATTAGAAATTACACTTTATGATCCTGTTGTTCCATCAGCAGCACAAGCAGTTATGGAATGGGTTCGTTTATCCCACGAATCTGTAACAGGTAGAGACGGATACTCAGATTTTTATAAAAAGGATGTAACTATCAATGTGTTAGGTCCTGTGGGTGACAAAGTCGAAGAATGGACACTTAAAGGTACATGGATTACCAACGCAACATTTGGTGATTTAGATTGGGCAAATACAACAGACCCAGTTGATGTAACCTTGACACTTAGATACGATTACGCTATCCTACAATTCTAAGGAGAAAAAAATGAGTTTTCTTTCACAGATGCTATCTGATGATGCAAAAATTTCAAGTAAAAGATTTATTGGTTTTGCATCATTTACAATGTTAGTTGGGAGTTGGGTCGCTAATACTTTTTTCAAATTTGCTATTAGTGAAACAATACTCGAAAACTTCATGTACATAACCGTTGTCGGTTTAGGAGTTACAGCAGCTGAAAAATTTGGTAGAAAATAATTTAGACTGGGTATCACTTAGATACCCAGTTAAAGTTTTATAATTGGTTATATTGATGGTTTCAAAAGCTATTCAATAGAATAATACATAGGAGATAAACATGGCAGAAGAAAAACGCCGTTTTCCGACAGAAGTAGTTGATTTGCCTTCTAAGGGATTACTTTATCCGAAAGATTCACCACTGGCAGGTGGAACTATCGAATTAAAGTATATGACCGCTAAAGAAGAAGATATTTTAACTTCAAGAAATCTTATTCAGAAAGGTGTGGTTTTGGATAAGTTGTTGGAATCCGTTATTGTAGACGAAAAAGTATCACTTAATGATTTATTATTAGGTGATAAAAATGCAATTATGATTGCTACAAGAGTACTTGGTTATGGTAAGGATTATACAGTTCAATTAACAGATCCATCTACAGGAGATAAACAAGAGGAAACTTTTGATTTAACTGAAATTGATGATAAGAAAATTAATACGAAGTTATTTAAAGATGGTAAGAACGAATTCGATTATACTTTACCAGCATCTAAAACCAAAATTACTTTTCGTCTTTTAACACATAAAGAAGAAAAAGAAATAGAAGCTGAATTAAAAGCACTTAGAAAATTTCAAAAAGATTCTGGGATTACTTCAGAAATAACTACAAGGTTGAAAAAGGCAATCTTGAGTGTTAATGGAGATGATTCTATTAAAAGAATAAATGAATTTGTTGATACTGAATTATTATCAAGAGATTCTTTAGCATTTAGAGAGTATCTTAGAGAAATTACACCTGATGTGGATATGTCGTTTACCTTTGTTAGTGAACAAACTGGCGAAGATACGGATATGGACATCCCATTAGATGTCGAGTTTTTTTGGCCTGCGGGCCGAAGATAAGCCCGCGATACACGAGCAAGTATTTTCCCTTTGTTTTCACGGCAAAGGAGGCTTCTCATTCACGGAAGTATACAATATGCCAACATATTTGCGCCGATTTTACATTCAATCGGCCTCTAAATTCTACGAAAAGGAAAAGAAAGAATATGATAAGGCAAACAAAAAACCATCTGGTCTTGCACGACCAGGTATCAAACGAGGCTAATAAGATTTTTTCCTATATATGATATTTATTAATGAGTTATAACATCCTGTTTTATAACAGAAATCATAAATATAATCATTATTAAAGGAGAAGAAAATGGCTTCATCCAAACCATTAACAGAAGAACAAATACAAGAGGGACTTATTGATAAAATAGCCCAAAAAATAGTATTGCACATTTTCAATAATAAATTGAGTGCAATAGAAAAGATGGGTATTCCTGATGATGTAAAAAGGGCAAGTAGAAAGGCCAATAAAGCATTTAAAGACCTTAATAAATCCTTAAAAAAGGCAGCAAAAATAAATAAAAAATTAACCTACTAATTTTAAAAAATGGCAGACTCACCAAAAACTAATAGAGAAAATATTAAGCTTATCAAGGAGCTCATAAAGGAACAATCTAAGCTCGTTAAAGAACAAGAGAGAGGTTCTAAAGAATATAAGAATGCCAATAATGAACTTAAAAAATTAAAATCTCAAATGAGAGATGCAAATAAAGAATTTGATAAAGGTAAAGATATTAGAAGGCAACATGCCGATATTCAAGATAGACAATATAAAAGAGCTCTTGAAATTCGAGGTTTAAATGTAAATCTAACTAAACAAGCAAAAAAACAAGCAAGTTACGCACAAACCGTTGAAAGTTTAGGATATAATGCAGGTGAAAATCTAAAAAAGGCAGTATCACTTCAGAATAATATGAGTTCTGGTGGTGATGTGTTGAGTAAACAATATGGTATGACTGCCACTAAATTAGCAGAAGTAGGTGGTCATTTTGAAAATATCGGTAATATGCAAGACGAAGCAACACGATTATCATTAGATATGGCAAAGGCATATGATGATATTGGAACTGATACATTCGACTTGAGTATAATGAAAAGTGAAATCGAAACATTAGGTCAACAGGCAGCAGCTGAAAGAGAAGTGCTAGAATCAATGTTACATACGGTTAAGGATGAGGGCTTAAGAGAAAGTTTAAAGGCTGAAATAAAAGTTTTAGATGATGTTGTTGATGGACTAAAAAGTAAAGAAGAATCACTAACACGAGTTGATAAATTAACAAAGGCTGCAGCTACAGAACTTGCCGCACCATTTGAAAAACTCAAGGGTGTAATAGAAGATATGCCATTTGGTGGCTTTATTTCTGAACATATGAATTTACAAGGTGTTATGGATGATTTTGGTGAGGGGACAAGAAAATCATTAGCAGCAGCATTTGATCCAGAAAACTCAATGAATATGTCAATGGCTTTAAAAAATATAGGAACTCAAGGTGTAAAGGCAGTTCAAGGTTTAACTGCAGGATTTCAGGCAACAAACGCACTTCTCGGTGGTATGTTAGGTCCTATATTACTTGTAACTGGCGCTTTATTGGCAGCAAAAAAGATTGTGGATATATTCTATGGTGGTATGATGGATACAAGAAAAGAATTAGGATTAACCGTAGGAGAAGCATCAAGATTACAAAGTTCAATCAATACTACAGCATTAGAATTTTCTCTTTTAGGAGTTAGTGCTGAAGATGTAAAGGGAATATCAGATAGTATTCGAGATAATATGGGTGGAATGGAATCGGCTACTCGTGAAAACATTTCTGCAATGACTCAATTAAATGCACTATATGGTATTAGTGGTGAAAATACAGGTGTATTGGCTACACAAATGATGGCAGTTGGAGCATCAAGTTTTGATGCGGCCACATCACAAATGGAATCCGTAGCACTATTAGCCAGAGCTAATGGTGTAGCACCCGCAGCAATTATGAATGATGTTGCAACCAATACAGACCAATTTGCATCATTTGCAAAAGATGGTGGTGAAAATATCTTTAAAGCCGCTATAGCAGCAAGAAAACTTGGTGTAGATATGGCTACGGTTGAAAAAATGTCCGAAAGTTTATTAAGTTTCGAAGAATCTATAAATGCACAAATGGAAGCAAGTATGTTGACGGGTAGGGCAATTAATACTGATAAAGCAAGAGAATTGGCATTGGCTGGTGATTTAGAGGGGATGCAAAAAGAAATTACAAGTCTC